TATCCTATCACAAATATTAAGAAGGTCGAAGAACTTTATTCTGATAAGGATGGAGTTCCTGTAAAGCACGTTTGTACCACAGAATTTGGCGATTCAATAGTGGATGTTTTTTACAGGGATACTCCTCACCCAAAATTTGGTAATAGATATTTTGCCGTATTATTTCGTGATAATGTCCCTTATATTGCTAATGCTGATGAAGTTGAGAAATTAACCTTTGGTCTGGTACAGAACGATAATGGCGATATGGAGTATAGTAGAAGTCGCCACGATTATAAACAGTTCAAGAATGGCAATATGATTGACGGTGGACGAGATTATATTCGATCATCTGGCAAGGTTTTTGTTCATGTGATTCGTGATGGGAAAATGATACGTCATGGAGTTAATAATGTCAATATCTGATATGTTTGAAGAATGGTTAGATCAAATTAGACCAGTAGTTCCTTTGGGTGATGAGGGTATCTCTAACAGAGAAAGATACGGTGATATTATACCTCAACTGAGCATAGCATTTGAGGCTGGATTCAACGCTAGACTACAGTATAATTCTGAAGAGGCATTACAAAAATGACAATATCAGAACTTCTTAGAAAGCTACATAGCGTATCTGAATCAGATATTCAAGACCTCGGTGAAGATGTAGATGGTAATCCTATTTTTGCTATAAAAATAAATAATTCAGTTGGTAGTTTTATACTAGGAGATATGGATATAAATGATTTTCCAGAATGGAAAAATCTTTCCTAACAATATCCTAATAATATTGATTATTTTTTTTGGGGTAATATGATAATATCCATCAGTTAACAGATAACTGATCCCGCCTCGTCATCCCACCAGAGAGACTTATCATGAAAAAAGGTTTTACATTAGTAGAGTTATTAGTTGTTATTGCTATCATTGGAGGTCTAATCGGACTGCTTTTACCAGCTGTTCAAAGTGCTAGAGAATCAGCACGACGAAGTTCTTGCTCTAATAATCTGAGACAATTTGGTATTGCTACTCACAATATGATTGATACAAAAAACTCATTGCCAGCAGCAGCGTACACAACGGATTCAACTAATATAACTCTCTTTCCTCAAGCACCAAAAGGAAATCCTTATCGTAAAGAACATTCTTGGCGCACTAATATTATGCCTTTCATGGAAGAAGCAAATTTAGTAGAGACTTATTCTTTAGATTCTAATTGGTGGGAAGGAACTAATCTTTCCATTTCACAACAAAACTTATCAATTTTTATTTGCCCATCTTCTAAAGGAGATGGTATAACTTCAGTACCAATTTCACCGGACACTGATAGCATCAGACCAGCGTTTGTGTCTCCAGAGAAATTAGGACGCACTGATTATGAAACTATAACAGGCGTTAAGAAAAATGTGATTAGTCCAGATTTATATTCTGTTAATGGAGACGGTTGTTTAGTAAAAGATAAAACAACCCCAATATCCGCAATTACAGACGGTTTAAGCAAAACGCTATTATTTGTAGAGTGTGCAGGCCGACCACAAATTTATCGACAAAAAGTAGCATCTACCGTAGAAACAAACCAATGTGTTGGTTGGGCAGATAATCTTGGTCCGTTTAAACTTGATCCAATGAATAGCAATGGTATAAAAACTCCCAAAGCATCACCCAACGATGGAGTACCAATGAACGCCACAAATGATGGAGAAGCTTATTCTTTTCATCCTAATGGAATAAACGTAGTTTTTGCTGATTCCTCCACAAAACTTTTAAGCGAACAGATTGACTTAAAGGTGTTCTGTGGTATAATTACTAGAGGACACGGGGAATCGGTAAGAGAGTAATGATGCATATTTCAGAAAAACAATTAGAGTATCTAATAAAATTAGCACAATGCTTACTCATGGAAGAAGGCAAAAACCATGTCAATCAAACAGCAGAATCTATACTAGAAATGCTGTATGAGATAAAGAATCCAACAAAATTTATTGTTAAAAAGACCATATGAACGAACGTATTACTTATCATTCAGATAAAATTATTCAAGTTATTAAGCTGTGTAATCAAAAGATTCAAGATCAAAAGGATCATGAATCTAAAACAGGATACGGTGAAGATTATACAGATGGTAGAATTGTTGGTGCTGCTGCATTAGCCAGACGAATACTAGACATTTTAAAAGAAATTCCTTTATGATAGAATATATTATATTACAAAATACAAACAATACTACGATAACGCAGCCAATTAACAGCATATGGACTATTTGTTCTACTATTAAATAATTATGCTAAGAAATAGATTATATTATTGGTCTTCAGGTAGAGTGGCTGAATATATTTTAGGAGAAAAAAAGCCTCTAGCTCTTGAATGGGGTGCATGGGACGAATACTATGCTGATCTACAAAAACGAAAACCAATAAGATATTGGATCTCACAAAAATTTCTCAAGCACCTGCAAAACATATTATATTATCCATACGATATGTATCATTCAATTAAAGTTTATATTAAAAATCGTTGGATAGATAAAATTCAGTATCTTGATACTGGATTAAAACCTGGATATTACTATGAATTCGATGATCGTATCCTTCATGGTCTTTTCAATGAACTAATAAACTTTGTTGAAATAGAATTGGCTCACCTAAGCCTTTGGGGTACAGATAAAAAATACAAGTTTAAAAATGGACGATGTATTGAGGCTGCTTATGACTATTTTAATTGGGCAAGCAAACTAAAAGATAGGAATGAAAACGGAAAGAGAATAGTATCTAAACAGGCTAAAGATGCTCGTAGGATAAAAAAACTATACGAATGGTGGAAAAATATAAGACCTAATAGAATTGATCCTTCAGTAAAAAGTGGGTGGGCTAAAGAATATGAAGAAATAGAGAAGAATGGGTATAAATCTAAAAAGACTTCATATAAGACCATACTTAAAAAACAGCATATAGAAGATCAATACGACGCAGAAGATGAGGCCATGTTAATTGAGCTAATCAAACTGAGGAAAAGTTTATGGACATGATAGTAGATTTAGAATATGATTTATTTAAAAGCGATCATATCATTAGAAAATGTCAAGATCCATTTTATGCACGAGACTTATATGGCGCATTATGCAATAACAGATTTTTTAAGGATGATAAGGAATGGACTTGTAGTTGGAGACAATCTGGAGGTATAGTTGCAGACCTAAGAAAACAAGGGGAGAACTATTTAGACTTTTATTGTTCTGGTAATGAAAGCGTAGTCACAGCAGAAATACAAAAAGACTTACTGGATTTAGGATGGACAATTAAACCATATGAACCAAGATTAAAACCCGGTCTTTATAAAAATGATTGGTCATGAAAACACATAAAAAAGAATATAAACAAGTAATAGATAAAATTTATTGTGATATGTGTGGATCATGTTGTACAGACGATAATTTTGGAACAGAATGCGCTAATCTAGAAGCTGTGTGGGGATATCTTTCATCAAAAGATGGTAGTAAATTTGATATTCAACTATGCGAAAGATGTTTCGATGACGTATTAGAATGGATTAAAAATCAAAGAAAATCATATTTAGGACCATTTAAATATCCATACCAGAAAGACCCTCTAAGCGGAGAGTCAAACAAAATCTAAAGTGCGGACTTGACAATGCCGATAAGTGTGATATACTGGTTTTAAACCGATTCACAGGAGACAAGGAGAACCAAGATGCCTAAAGGTCAAAAATGCTGCGATAATTGTGGTCACTGCACTGGTCCAAGGGCTTATATGTGTCCTAAGTGCAACACTACTTTTATTTTTAAGGTTCAGGCTAAGGAAAAAAAGAACACTAAGATTGTTAAAGATTTTAATTGGAGAGAACTTCAAAACGGAGATAAAATCAAGGTTGCTGGTGGCCCATACTTTGTTTCTAAGGGGGAGTTTATTCCTATGGGTTATCGTGGCAGGTTTGCTGTAGAGAGTATTGATGACCAAGGAATTCGTGCATATGGTCTTGACAAACACCAAGGGTTCTGCCATATTTATATGGGACCGGATATGCAAAACAAAGAAACGGGGGTCTGGAAGATTAAGCATAAGCTTTTAAAGTTGAAACCTAAAAATCTGGAGAATAACTAGCAATGACAAGATTACATGATTTAATGCATCAGACTAGTCTTATCAAGGATTACCGTGATAAAATTAGCAGTTCCTTATATCAGACACATAGAATCATAACTACTCATTTTCCAGAACTAAGCACAAAATCTATAGAAGATATGTCAAGAATTCTAGATACTACTTTTCAAGAACAAATTGTAAATATACTAAATGACATTAATAGTAGTGTATATAGAGATTAATATTGGAGACTAATATGCAAACATTTTCTATCTCGGATATGACTGGTTTTATTACTACTATTAGAAATAATGCGGCTGAAAGTATCTGTGAAAATTATACAGAAAACTTAAATGAGTTTATAACACTGCCTCAAGTAGAGCAAATGGTCATCAATAAGAGTATTGGTCAAGATGAAACAGGCTGTTATCTTATAACGGAAGAAATTTTTGATAGTATTTTTGAAGACATTCGTGATACAATTTATCAAACTGGTCTTGCAAAGTTAGCGGCGTCCAATAAAATAGAATGTGCATGGGACGATGAACTGAATGATATGGTTTTTTGGCTTAATTCTAATAATTACGGCCAGCAAAAAATAAATTCTTTACCCAATGAATAATCAACAACTGTCGGAAATTAAAGAACAAATAGATTATCTACAAGAATATATCAACACAGAACTTTGCAAAAAATGCGAAGAAATGAAAACCAAGTTGGATAATCTAAAGGAAGTGTTAATAAAATATTGTCGAAATAATGATAATAACATATGAAATATTATTTACCAGCTATATTGACAGCAATTTTTTGGGGGGTTTCTTATGGTTCTTGTGAATATGCTCTAAAGACCATAGATAAAAAACTGTTCTTTTTTTTAACAGGAATTGCTACGGCTATTTTCTGGTCGATTTATTTTTTTAGCACAACAAACTTGCAAGATAAATCAATCTATTCATGTGATATAAAAGGATTTTTTTGGTTACTATCCAGTATAAGTTGTGGTCTTTTAGGCAATTTTTTTTGCATAAAAGCCATTCAAGAAATGGGCTCGGTAAAAGCATCAGTTATAGAAATTACATATCCTATTTTTTGTGCAATATTTATTATGTTTTGCAGTCGTTCGTTTGGATTAAATCTAATACAAATATTTTTTATGATAGTGGTACTTTTGGGTTCGGCTGGTTTTATGTGGTATGACAAAAAGTAAAACTTGCTGATACTGGACCTTTCATCTACTATAAAATAGAGAAAACAGCATGGTGGTAGGTTGTTTCTCTAAATTTTTAAACTACCATAGAATTTTGTGAGGACACTATAATGTCAACTTCTACTTTGACTAAGCAGGATAGGGTTATGAATTATTTAATGAGAGGCAAGACACTTAGCCAAGATAGTGCTTTTGCTATGTTTAATGTTGGTAATCTCAGAGCAACGATTAGTGATATTAAGCCACTACTACGCTCAGAGGGTTTTAATGTTGTTACCACCACAGGCCGATTCGGTGAAACTAGGTACGGTCTTACTTCTCGTAAGAATGGTTCGCGTTAATCAATAAAAAGCAAACCCCCGATGCCTCTTAACAATGCACACTTTCGGGGGTCTTTGCTTCTTTTATCACTATGAATCAACTACGCTTATTTACAGACCTTTCTGAAGAAGAATCAAATCAACCAGAATTAAAAGTTCTGACAGAAACAGGGTTAGATGATTGTGATGGCGATACTAAAGTGTGTAGGATATGTAAACTAGAAAAGCCTGTTGAAAGTTTCTTTTTGGATCGTGGCAAGCTTTATTCTAAATGCAAAGAATGTTTCAAAAAATACAACCAGGATTTAAAAATCGTTCATCAAAATGCCCCCTCAAAACCAGAACGATGTGAATCCTGTAATAAAATTCCTACTAAATGGGCTTGCGATCACTATCCTAATAGCACAATATTTAGAGGATGGGTATGTTGGGAATGTAATAATGCTGCTGGTTCTGTCGGAGATTCATATCAAGGGGCTGCAATGTTGTTTAACTATTTATACCAGAGAAAGGATAAAGGTGTAACTGATATCAATGAAGTTTGATATTGTACGATTCTTAGAAACATTACATCCTTTAAAGCTTATTTTTATTGGATTGTTTATGATTTCTGTAGGGCTGAACTTCGCTCAATATAATCGTAATACTAAATTATTAAAACAACTAGAAGCAAATTGTAATATTCAAATTATTTTTGTTCCAAAAGATCAACCATATCTTATACCTAAAATAGAAGAACCAGAAGATTTATCAACATCAATACTATAAAAAAGGGGGCGTAAAGGTTTCGACTACAATTAGTGAACTATATAAGCAAGTAGTGGTTTATCGACCGGCCACTTTAAAAGTCGATTAAATGCTTTAACTGGCAGTCATCAGTTAGCCCTTGCTGCTTAATTAAGCAGTAACAATCTTAGGAAGCGATGCAGGGAGCGTCTAAAAGATTGTCGTAAAATCCTGCTGGGTTAAGATGGTCAACTTGTCTTAACTAAGACTAATAGGTTGAAAAGTCTAAACAAAATCCTGTTCGTTGGAGTTTGATTAGTCTGATAAAAAACGAAATAAACTTGTAGAAAGTATATGGATCTATTGATAGGACAGGGGTTCGACTCCCCTCGCCTCCATTCTTACAAAGTAACAACAGTATGATATTACAATATAATGGCTATAGTAAATTACTAGCAGACGATATTTGCATAGCGATGTGCTATTTTAATCCATTAAAATATCATAAGCCGCTAGAAAATATACAAATTATTCAAAAAGAATTTGATAAATACAGTATACCATATTATACTGTTGAATTAATTTATCCAAATCAATATCCTGTCATAAAAAATGCGCATGTCGTCAGATCAAACAGCGTTTTATTTTCTAAAGAAAATCTATGGAATATAGCAGAAAAGATTATTCCAAGTAAATTTACCAAGATTATATTTATGGATTCGGATATCGTGTGTTCCGACTCAAATTGGATAAATAACACAAGAAAACTATTAGAAACTAATTATTTAGTTCATAATATGGATTACTCATATAGGGATATAGATTCTATTACTGAACAAAAAGATATAGATATAAATACATTAAAGTATTCTTTTATTAAAGCTATTAAAAATAATGAACAGATAGAATTATTAATTCATCACACAGGATATTGTACTGCAATAGATAGAGAGTTTTTTCATAAGCTTGGTGGAATTTTTGATCACGGCATAACAGGACATGGTGATACTTTATTTTGGGCTTCATTTATTGATAACTATGATCCGCCCTCCGATTGTCAAAAATTTTTAATGGGTCCAAGATGTAGTCTTATTAGAAAAAATTGGAATGAATATAAAAAAAATGCACTATCTGTATCTTCTTTAAACAAAATATCTTATTTACCAGATGCTAACATACTTCATTTAAAACATGGAGCTAAAGAAAACAGAAAATATGGTCAAAGAAGCGCATATATCTCAGGTGTTTTTAATTTATTCTATAACGATGATGGAGTATTAGAAATTAATATAATAAACGAAAATAATAAAGATCTTATTCAATACTGGATTGATAGGAAAGAAGATGAATAAATACCAATTGCCGTTTTTTACCTCTTTTTACACTAACAAAGATAATCGTTATACTTCATGGGATAACTATGCTAGTAAAATATATAACATTCAAAATATTGACAAAGAAATTACTGTTCAAAATACACAATCTGTTTTTTTAAGATCAGTATCTCGATTTGGCAAAGAGACACATGCTATTCATGATATTGTACACACAGCACAAAAATATTATCAAAAGTTTGTATTAATTAATAGTGATATAGAAATTGATACAAATACTTCATTTTGGAATCAAATTATAGAAACTTCACAAAATGGAATTGTTATAGGACATAGATTTAATTACGATGATAATTTTAATACTAATTTATCAATCAATGATGGCGGAATAGATTTTTTTATTTTAAACGATATAATTGTTCCACAGGACGATAATTTTTGCATAGGATTATGTGGTTGGGACTGGTGGTTGCCATTCTTGGCTGTTCAACAAAATATACCAATTTATAGAATCCATTGTCCATTTTTATATCATAAAAGACACGAAAAACAATGGAGTAAAGAGTCTTTAAATTATATTGTTGACTATATGTTTAATTTAACTGGTGAAACACATGATACTTATTTTAAAAACAGAATTATAAATAAAACTATATCATTATGCAAGACAAGCTGAGAATCTTTCTTATAGGCTTTAATAAGTGTGGCACTAATTCGTTTCATGAATTATTTAACAATTATTGTTCCCCATTAATTACTAGTATACATTGGAATCGAGGGTATCTTGCAAGAGATATTCATGATAATATTTTATCTGGTAAAAAACCATTAGAGGGATACGAGTCCTATTCTGTTTATAGTGATATGGAATGTTTTAGAACAAAAAATGAAAAAATTAATTTTGTCTCAATATCAAAAGATTATTTTGACTTACTAGATGTTCATTATCCAAATAGTAAATTTATTTTAAATACAAGAAATGTTGATAATTGGATATCTAGTAGAATGAAACATATGTGTGATTTTTCTCCAATGAAATATGGTTTTACAAAAAAATTACAAACTCAAATTCCGTATATAGAATATCATAAACAGGCGTATGATATTGATGATACTAATCAAATAATTAACTTATGGAAAGAAGAGTGGTACAATCATCATGAGACTGTTGTTTCTTACTTTGCAAGCACCCCAAGGAAACTATTGGTTTTTGATATAGAAAAAGATTCTTTCTCAAAGATAACAGAGTTTTTTCTGCCTCATGGATTTATTTTTGAAACAGATCAGTTGCCACATATCAATAAAACCCAAGTCGGTGCCTGAAGTGCCTAAACTATTTGATACAGAATTTATTCAAATTCCAGAATTTATCTATTGGGAACTATTCAAAAAAATATATTCACAATCCAAAGAAAAAATTTTTGTTGATGTTGGAGCGTTTGATGGTATAACGTATAGTAATACATATAGATTATTTAAAGGAAATAATTGGTATGGTATTTATGTTGAACCAAATCCTATCTCGATAGAATCTTTGAAAAAAAATTGTCAACCAATTAAATCATATACTTTGCATGAATGTGCGGCGGGATCATCCGACCACATCGCTAAACTATATCTAGATAATGAATTCTCTTGTATGTACAGTATGCCAAATAAAGAATTTATACAGATCAAGGTTAAAACTTTAAATAATATATTATCAGATATATCAAAATATAATTTATTATCGCTTGATGTAGAAGGCTATGAGATAGAAGTTCTTAAAAATTATGACATATCCCAACATAGTCCTGAAGTTTGTATAGTAGAAACACACGACAAAAATCCAAATTTTAATAAAACCATAACTAAATATTGTGATGAATACTTTTATAAGCATAATTATAAAAAATATTTTAGTAATTATATTAATACGATCTATATTCATCAATCTAAGTACGACACATTGACGATTTTTGATTTAAGTTAGCAACCAGCAAATGACGATACTTGACAAGCGGCTTGTTGTATGCTATGATGGTTGAAACACAGGAGACTATTGGAATGATTCACGATTTTAATTATGTTTGGGGAATGGTACGCGATCTTAGGGCAACTAGCAGCACTATTGACAAGCAAGGAATTATTGAGGATTATTGCAACCACAATAGTGAGGCCGCAAATTTTGCTAAAAAAATTCTGCTCTATACATATCATCCTCTTTGGCAGTATAATGTTACTAGCGACAATCTAAAAAAGAAAAACTTTCTTAGAGGCAAGTCATACAAAAATTTCTTTGATTTGCTGAATGATTTAAAGAATCGTGTTATTACGGGTCATGATGCTATTGGAGCAATAAACTCCTTTATAGATGCTCACTCGAATAAATCCAATATTGAAGAACTTATTCATTGTATCATTGATAAAGATTTGAAGACAAGGGCTGGAGATAAGATTATTAATAAGGCTATTCCAGATCATATTCCAGAGTTTAGTGTCGCACTTGCTGATAAATATGATCCAGATATTGTAGATTGGAAGGACGGTTGGTATGTTAGTCGCAAAATTGACGGTGCTAGATGTATTGCTATTGTTGATGATAATGGTAGCACTACTTTCTACTCCCGTACAGGAAAGAGTTTTGATACTCTCGATGTTGTTGCTGGTGGCATTAAGGCTCTTGGTATCTCTAATGTAGTGCTTGATGGTGAGCTTTGTCTTGTTGACGAAGATGGTAACGAAGATTTTCAGGGAATTATGAAGCAACTCAAGAGGAAAGATCATACTATTCCAAATCCATCGTATAAGATTTTTGATATGATTAGTCATGATGAATTTTATAGCAAAAAAGGGAATCCTAGTAACACATATTCTTATCGCTATAAAAGTTTGTGCTATCAAATGAGGAACAACGAATGTCCATGTCTTTCTGTTCTAGATCAAGAATTTATTGCTGATGATGATCATTTTGCCGAATGGACTGCTAAAGCAGATAAATTGGGATGGGAAGGTGTTATGCTTCGATCTGATGCTCCATATAAGGGTAAAAGAAGCAAGGATTTACTAAAGTATAAAAGTTTCTTTGATGATGAATATGAAGTGGTAGACACAGAAATGGGTCCGTTTCGATATATTCTAAATGGTAAAGAGCATGAAGAAACCATGTTAAGTTGTGTAACTATTAATCACAAGGGGTATAGCGTGCGTGTTGGTAGTGGATTTAGTATTGAACAGCGTCAAGAATTCTATAAGAATCCTAGAAAAATTCTTGGACAGATTATCACGGTTCAATACTTTACCGAGAGTAAAAACCAAGATGGAGGTTTGTCTTTACGCTTTCCAACTTTTAAAATCTTACACGGTAGCAGCAGAACAATCTAAAGAAACAGGTCTTGACAAGCCGATACTAACAGTGTAGAATCGGTAGTGTTGTCGATTTACTAATTTTGGAGCATACAATGGATACTCTCTTGGAAAAGACCGAAAAGAAAACCAATTATTGCAGGAGCAAGGCTGATGAATTTTTTACAAACTTCCCTAGAGAAAAGATTGTCTCATATAAAGAATACTGGGAGAGTGTACGACCACAGAATACCGCTGATATTTTTAGGCGTTATCTCTTTGCTTATTGCTCTGTTCACACTACTTGGAAAGGTAATTGTTCCGGTTATCAAGCCATTAAGAATTTTAATGAATGGATTGATGATCAGGAAATACTGAGACAAAAATTAGCAACGTCCGGTGTTGGTCTCCATAATAATCGTACCAAATATATTTGGAATTTTAGTCAGCAGTTCTGGCAAAACCCAAAAGATTTTTATTTGACAACTAAGAAGTATCACGTTAGGAAACGAGACTCAATAGTCGATAGAATTATGGGTCTTGGCATGGCTAAAGTTAGTTTTGCTCTTGAAATGATTCACCCTAATGAGTGCAGAGTTTTGTGTGGAGATGTTCATCAACTTAGGCTTTACAACATGGAGCATCTTACATATAATAAGAGTAGAGAAGGCACTAAAAAGTATAAACAAATGGAGCAGCATTGGAGTGTTAATTGTGGGAAGCTAAAAGTTCCTTCTTATATTGCTCGTTCTATTTACTGGGACGCTCTACAAAAGAAAGACGATAGTAGGTACTGGAGCTATGTGTTAGAATCCTAATATGGAACAAAATTTTCCATCGAAATCCGTGAGATTCTTTCCGTGCTGGAATATGTATGATTCAAGTCAAGTGGTCGGTTTTCTAAATATGGTAATACATATACTAGACATAAAGAGTCCAATAGAAAACTGGGTTGAATTAGGTTCATTTATTGGCGAATCAGCAAACATGGTTTTAGGATTTCCAAACATAAAACATATAGATTGTGTTGACTTATCTAAACATCTTATAACTGAGACTGAAAAAAGATTAAACAGATTTATACTGAATAACAGGTGTTCTGTTCATAATAAGTCATCTTATGATTTTCTAAAACAGATTCCAAATAATTATATGGATGTAGTATATATAGACGCTAATCATAGTTACGAATCTGTAAAGCAAGATATAGAATTATCTTTTGAGAAACTCAAAAACGATAGTTTCTTATGTGGGCATGATTATAATCCAGAACATAAACCGTTTCCTGAATCTAATCAAGCCATAGAAGAATTTTCTGGAAAAAATGGTTTGGAAATTATTAGATTTATAGATAATAGCTGGATTATGAGAAAGACATAATATGTCCCAAAATGGTAAAGGGTCTAAACAAAGACCAAAAGGTGTTGATCAAAAAACCTGGGCAAAAAACTACGAAAGAATTTTTAAACATGGGAAACGTAACAAATCTAAGAGAAAATAAAACTCTTTTTGTTCCTTGTGATTGTCGTAGTGAAATTCTAATGATAGAATACGACCATAGTTTACGAATGGCTGACTTTGCTATATATGAAACTTTTGCTGCTTATCAGAATAAGATGTCATTATGGCAGAGAATAAGATACTGTTGGCAAGTTTTATGGAAACACAAACCCTATGCTGATTATATGGTATTGAGCAATAAACAACTTAAAGAACTAAAGTCTTTTCTTTGCAGTCTAGACCTATAAGGTGTATTATTATTCATCAATCGTTGACTTGAATCCTTCTAGGAGATATGCTATGCAAAATTTCAAAAAGTCAATAACAGATGAACTAATCATAAAAAATAAATACTTGCATAAAGCTTTAGACCAAGCCAATGAAATAATTAAAATTCTAGAAGAAGAAAATTTAAGACTAAAAGACGTTCTTACAAATCTAGCGTCTTTAAATAAACAAGATTTGGAACAGATTATTGAGGCACCAAATGATAGGTTCTGTACGGTCTAA